AAACTGTTGTACCCGCCTGTTGATAACCTTCAATAATTAACAGGTCATCAATAGGGTCAGTTTGAGCGCTTGAGGCTGTTGGTGTTCCGTTTGTAAAACCCCAAGGTGCAAAGCTGTTTGCACTATTAAAGGTTGGGTTTTTAATTTCGTTAATGCGGCTAGCCTTCATAGTAATATGTACTTGACGAGCCTCATCAAAATCTGTAACAGCTCCAGCTTTTTCAAACTGTGCTGCATCAAAGTAGTGACGCTCACCGCTTGCGGCGTTGGCTACGCTAGAGATAGAGATAGTAGGGGCTGCGTAGTAAGACTCCTGCACGCGGTTAACGGTGGCTAGGAAGCCAGAGCCTGTTGCGCTACCGATGGAAGCTTTATCAAAAGAGAAGATGGTTGTTGTATCTGAGCCTTTACCACCATTTGTAATAGATAGAGATGACACTGACCCACCAGAGATAGCAATGTTTGCTCTTGGTGCAATAGTAAATGCTTTGCCACTAACTCTAGTTAGTGGAACGTTTGTATAAACGCCATCTGCGTACCCAGTTCCTGCGGTAGCAAAGAATGGGTTTAGAGTGATATTACAAGGACCTGCTGCAGTTACAACCGCTCTTGTTGAAAAGGCACCAGTTGCATTTGTTACAGGGTTACCTGTAGTAGTTGACATAAATGTTCCAAAACGGTCATACCAACTGATTCCCGCTGTAAGGCTTCGAGCAGTCGAGAGTGCCGCGGTATAGATGCTAAATGTGTAAGTATCTCCAGAGTTAATGGGGATTCCTAAAGTTTTTGGCGAGGCGCTTCCGCAAGATAACGTGACAACCTGAGGCGATGCTGTTGAGTTTGCTACAGATAAAACTCCACCTTGTTTATTTGGGTAAAGTGCGGGGGCAGTCGGTTCTGAGTATGGGGTTGGGTACGGAGTAACCTTTGGGTAAGCGTCTGCTTCTTTGTTAAAGGCATCTACCAAAGCAATATCTGGGCTAGAAACAATAACTTCAATGTAACTAAGTGGGTCAACTCCAGTGATAGATACAGGAGAGCTAGAGTTATATGCAGGGGATTTAAATCCACTGATAGTAATCTTGTCGCCAACCTTATAACCGTTAGCGCCAATAATCATGCGAAGGTTGTTGTTATTAGTTTGATACTTGGTAACAGACTTGACACCCATTTGAGATAAAGAAGCTGTGCTGTCTGGGGTTGTCCAGTGTCCAATACCTTCTTCAAATGAAGAGTCGTTGTAGTCCAACATTAGGTTGTGGCTTACTTGTAGGCCGTCAATTGTTGGGTTAGGTGTTCCAGCAATCGGTGCTGGACATGCCCATCCTGTAAATCCTTTTATATATTCCCGTAGACCTTGGGCTGAGCCTTTTTCTTTTGTTAGCTGAACAGAGTCTCTTACAAGGATACGCGACTGTTGAAACCCAATTTCTGGTTCATACCTAAGACCAAACTGATTTAACAAAAGTGGGATAGAGCTGGCTGTAACTCTTTCAAAGTTATAGCGGTCTGTAATAATTTCTGCTAGTGCTCTTGTGTGGTCTAGCTCGTAAGCAAATAGGGATAGGAAGTTACGCAAATCATTATTGTCTGTAGCTTCTGACGCTACATACGGGGTTGTTAACTTATAAACCTGTGGCAGATAGTTGTACATCTTGTCAGCGGTTCCGTAGTCTTTTACGGACATACCAGACATTCGTCCAGCTAATACCCAAGTGAGCTGTACAGAGTCAAATACAAAAATAGAGTAGAAGTAAACTTTTGAGTCTGCATTTATAAGAGATGTCTTATCTATGTAGAACTGAGGGTCTGCTCGTCTAGTAGTTTCAAATACTTTATCACCGTCAGTTACGTTTACAGGAAATCCGTATGGGCTTCTTACTAGGCGTAATTTAACCCATGCACCCACTGGGCTTGTCCAAAATAGGGTTAGCTGGTTGTACCCAGAGGACAGCGCAAAAACAGGGTTAGCATCGTAATTAAGGGCGTTATCGTTTCCGTAGTAACTTAACGGAAAACTGGACGCGCTATAGTAATCAAGACCATACCGTGCCATTAACTAATTCCTCCACTTGTTGTCAAGTCGATTCCCGCCACAGTTGTTACCCCAGCAACCTTGGTTACCTCTAGTTGAGGTAGTTCGTTCTCTAAACAAATGATGTCTTTTACAGCTAACAACGCAACCTTTCCAACAGGGGATACGGCTGCTGTAGAAACGTTTGTACTAATAACAGAGTAACTAAATGTAGTAGGAGCTACAGCTGTAACAACAAAGGCGCCATCAAAAGGGGCGTTAACACCGCTTACCAACACAGTCTCTCCAACTTGAAGGTTGTGAGTTGCTGTAGTTGTAAGCGTGGCTACGCTATTTGATAGAACCTTGTTATTGATGCTCCATACCTTATCTTCGTCTTTTCTAATCATCTTGCTCATAGAGACGCGGGCAACCCCGTCTACCTCTCTAATGACGCTTAGTACGTCGGCTGTAGTGATACGGTCATTAAAAGACACGTTATCAAAATCAAACAGTTCAGTAATAGCTTCTCTGATTGAGGCTGTTACTTGGTCAGCTCTAAACTGCGGTAGTACTACACAGTCTAACTTAAGTCGTACGTCTACATAAGCAGGCGGCTGAAGCGTGATTGAAGTTCCTGGTGGAGTCTTGTCCTCAAAGAACTTACCAATATTAACGGCTAGGTTGTTAAAGATATCAGAGGCTGTTTGCCCATCTGACTGAAGACCCGAGTCACCGAACGGTGCAATATAGATAGTTACACTGCTATACACATCTGCAATAGAGTTAGCTTTGGCTACACCAGGTACCTGAATAGCAATGTTAGAGTAGTCAGATAGTGATACAGCACGGTTAAGTGCTCTCACGCTCTTAGGGGCATTGATACGAATAGAGTCTGTTGCCTCTGGGTCAGCTCCGCCTGTAGCAGCCCCAGAGGTTTGCCCAACGTCTTGGTTATTTACAGTAAGGCCAATTGTCGCATTTGTTTTAACAAACTTAATAGTGTTAGCTGCAACGTTACCCAGCTTGCCTCCACCAATACGGTAGGTAGCTTTAATAGTTGCCTGGTTTGCTGGGATACGTCCGCTGATTCCGTCACCAAACTGAACGTATGTAGTGCCTTCAGCATCTGTGTAGGTTGTAAACACTGGGTCGTAATCTTGGTAGTCAATTAGGAATGGGACATAAGAATACTTAACTCCAGATACATCTATCTCAATGCTTCCACCAATAACTGGGGAGTCTGGGATTGGGTAGAATTGATTGGCTGCACCGTTAGATACCCCTAGCTCTCCATCTGTAGGGCGTGTGATTGCGTCATACCCAAGTGTCTCGCCTTGAGTTGCCGTTACTGTAATAGAACCATTAGTTGTTCCTACCTTTGCAGGCACAGTTACCGCACTGTCAGTTTCAAAAATAATCTGGGTTGTTGAACCGCTGTTTACAACAGTAGTTGATACCTGAGTTCTTTTTGGTACGGTGATAGTGCTTCCAGTTGAGTTCTGAAAGGTCAGCGTAACCTTGGCAGCTGTAGATTCTGTGGGTGTGTACCCCAGAAGGCGTGCAATTTTTAAAACGTTATCTCTTTGGCTGGAGGTAGTAATGAAAGCCTCGTTCAAAGAACGGTCGATATAGTAGTTAAGCTGGTCACCCATGTATGCAAACAACTCAATTAAGGTCATGCCAAAGTCTGCTGGGTCGCGGTTAGTCCAGTTGGGAGCAAAGTACGGGATGAGAGCTGCCATCTCTTCTTTGAGAGATAGGTAGTCACGAGAGGTGTAATCTACTTGCGGAACATAGTTTTCATTTGCCATTATCGGACCTCCTGTAGTACCTCTCCAGCTCTGGAGAACGTCTTAGTCTTTATACTTAAAGACTCTGTTAATGTCTGTTGGGACTTTCTATATCTAACCTCTAGCTCTAGTGTGCCCTCTCCGTCTACGTCTGGAAGGACCTCTATAAACTCTAGGTAAGGAAAGAACTCTGTAAAGCATGCGGCTACTGCCTCAGTTGCAATTGCTATGGCAGTATTTTCGTCTTCAAACATGGTCTCATAAATTGCGCTACCAAAGCTTGGTCGCATAACTCGTTCGCCTGGACGACTCATGATTGCTAGCACAAGTCTATCTTGGATAATCTTGGCCTCGTCTGTTGTATAGGAGACTTCTCCCGCAGAGTTAAAAGAAAAAGGTAGAGCTATGGCTCGTTGTGTCACAGTTCAACTCCCATCCATACTGGAAAATTAGGGTCTCCGCCCTCAAACATAACCCAGACCTTTTGACCTAGCTTAGGTACTAGTCTATGCGGTGTATGCTCAGGTGTCAGGTTTGTCTCTTGGTCATCATTCCATTTGTTGTCTGTATCAGCGTCGGTTTCGTGCTCATGGTCTAACGTCAATGAGTTTCCCGTATGGTTATTGGTGTGGGGAGTCGTAAAACTGAAGGAGTGTGTATGAGACCCAAAGGTAGAAACTGTCGCCCCTCCCGTTGTGCCCGACACTGAGTGGTCCGCGTGAGCTTCTAAAAGTGCGGCTACCTCAGCAGCTAAATGTTTCTTGTGGTCAGGGTGGTTGCTGTTAGATGTAACAGGCAAGCATGCTCTAGCCCAACCAGTCTCTGATTGACCTAGTACCTGAGGTACTTGTAAGCGGATGCGGTTATCGTTTTGGTCGTCCTCTACATCCACGCAGATGCCTAGGTAGAGTCCATAGAATCTTTTCTCGTCTATCATAGGGCTGCTCTGCTCCTTACCCTGTTAGCCACGGTAGGTGACTTAATCTTTTTAGGAGTAAAGGTTACCCTAGTAGTTTTTTTATCAGCAACCCAGGTAGAAGGCTGCTTAGTTTTTGCAGTGACCTTCTGTCTGTTACCAATCTTTCCAAAGCTTCCTTTGTTTTGATTGCTACTTCTACGAGCTGAGCTCTTTATAAGAGGCTTGCTAGTCTTTGGTCTACCAGAAGCTACT